AAAGATAATGGCTTCGAATCGGTTGTGGAGATAGGTGCAGGTGGTGGCGGCAGTGGAATTACTAGTCTTAATGCGCTAACGGGAGCAACCCAGACATTTGCAGTCGGAACCTCTGGAGCAGACTTTGAAGTCGGGAGTTCGGGCACTACGCACACTTTCAACATCCCAGATGCTAGTGCTTCTGCTAGGGGGTTAATTACCACAGGCGCGCAGACAATAGCGGGGGCAAAAACATTCAGCTCACCGCCAGTATCTACTGTTGCGATAGGCACGGCACCCTTTACCGTTACCTCAACTACGCAGGTGGCGAATCTAAATGCAGCGACCGCAGGTAATGCGGAAACCGTTACAACCAATGCGAACCTAACGGGCCATATCACCTCAACAGGCAATGCAACCGTACTTGGATCGTTTACGTCCCTTGAGCTCCTTACTGCATTAACCGACGAAACGGGCACGGGCGCTAGTGTCTTTGCTACTTCGCCAACACTTGTAACTCCTATCCTTGGAACACCAACTTCAGGAGACATGACCAATGTGACGGGAACTGCTGCTGGGCTTACGGCAGGTAATGTTACAACCAATGCCGACCTAACGGGCCCAGTTACCTCTACGGGCAATGCAACTGCTATAGCTGATGCGGCGCTATCTATTGGAAAGACCTCTGGGCTACAAAGCGCTTTGGATCTAAAAGCTCCTCTTGCCTCGCCTACATTTACTGGAACGGTTACCGTACCAACCCCATCAAATGCAACCGATGCGGCAACTAAGGCATATGTCGATACCATTACATTTCCGATGGATCTTAAAGGCAGCGTGCGTGCTGCCTCCACCGCAAATATCGCTATCGCATCTGCTCTTATTGATACCGCAGTTATTGACGGCGTTACTGTGGTCACGGGAGATAGGGTGCTTCTCAAGAATCAAACTACTACAAGCCAAAACGGTATCTATGTGGTTGTGGCTTCTGGTGCTGCCTCGCGCTCTACTGATGCTGATGTTAGCGCAGAAGTAACGCCGAACATGTTCATATTTGTCGAAGAAGGGACAGCAAACGGGGATACTCAGTGGGTATTAACTACAAACGCTCCGATCACGCTTGAAACCACTGCCTTGACGTTTTCTCAATTTGGCACGGCCCCAGGCATGGGTATTCAAACACTAAACGCTCTGGCTTCTACTAGTCAAACACTTGCAGTCGGAACTACGGGAACAGATTTCGCTATTTCAAGCTCAGGCTCTACGCACACCTTTAACATCCCTGACGCTAGCGCAACGGCTCGTGGGCTTATTACTACGGCAGCGCAAACGCTAACGGGAACTAAGACCCTTGAGACTAGCGCAGCAGCAAATAAGGGGCTGATCGTTAAAGGTTTTGCATCTCAAAGCGCTAACCTATTAGAGCTTCAAAATAGTTCGTCACAAATTCTTAACAAAGTAGGATCAGACGGTTCTTTATCATTGTATGATTCGGCTGGGGCGAACGGCTATACGCTATCAAACGTAACGGGCGCTGCAAAAATTCAGCTTGCTGCTGGTAAAAAGTTTGACGTAGCCTCTACGGGTCTGTACGGATTCGCTTCGTCTTTCAACATAGCAGACGAGGGTGCTACGAATGCGTTCTCTAAAGGCAAGTGGACGCTCCGACCTACCTCATCCTCAACATCGGGAATGAATATCGTTCCTAGTTACAGCGACGCAAACTTTTTCGGTGGCGTTGGAATTTTGGTTCCGAATAACAGATATATCGGCGCTCGGTTTCACATTTTTAACATCACAGATGCGGGAAATCGCGGCGATACCGACCCCATGGACAACTACTCAGGGCAAAGCAAAACCAGCTTACTAATTCACGGGTATAGCAACCACACGGCAAACCACATTGAAATACAGGATCAGAGCAATAACAAAATGTTTGCCATCAATGGTCAAGGTTCGGTTGTGGCTGGCTCTGCGGCTCACATACCATTACGAGTTACGGGCTTCGCATCACAAACAGCTAATGTGTTTGAGGCACGAGATAGTACCGGAACTGCATACGTTACAATGAACGTAGATACTAGCTTTGCGACCGCCGGGCAAACGGCTGCGTTGTTTACACTCGCACCAAATAACAATAGAAAAGCCCTAATAGCTCGCGCCTCTGCTGCTCCAAATGGTTCAACATTTGAAGTGCAAAATAATGCGGGGACTGCTGTCCTGACTGTGGGTAGTACAGGAACTATTGGACTTAAAGCAGGTGATTGGAACATTTCTGGTCCTTCGTATTTAAATATTGGAGTCGGTTCTTCCGGCAGCTTCTTTTCAATAGGAGGAAACGGGCAGGTTGGACTAAACTACGGCACCACATTTGACGATTCATCTCAACTGAGTATTGTTACTAGAGCCACTCAAAGTGGTAGAAAAGGTATATCTGTTAAATACGGCGCAGGTGCTCCTTCAGGAAACGGATATGAATTGTTGTCGTCAGCGGCCGCGCAACTTTTTGCCGTTAGTTCTAGTGGAGGAATTTCTGCCGGAAATACAACACTTACCAGCACTGCTGCTGCAACCAAAGGGCTGATCGTTCAAGGCGCAGCATCACAAAGCGCTAATTTATTAGAGCTTCAAAATAGTGCTGGAACTGCGGTTGCTCAATTCACTAATGCTGGCGCAGTGACATTTGCTAGCACTGTCACCGCAGCAGCAGGAATATCATATATACGAGCGCTCTACTTTGGCGCAAACGGGGCTGGGCTGCAACAGCTACACGGTAGTGCCACCGTAAACGGAATAGCTCTAGGCAGAGATACGACCGTTGGCGAGTCTGGTCTTTCCCTTGGTTCGTACATGACGGCTTCAACAAATCAAATGCGTCTTGGATGGGGTGGTGGTTCGTTAGGCTATTCTTTCACTGGGCAGAGCAACGGAATGGTTGGTCTCGGAACAACGTCACCAGCAGGACAGTTTCATGTGGTAGCAAAATCGGACATGAAGGGTTTGATCATGCAGGGAGCTGCGAGTCAAACTGCTAATCTGCTTGAGCTTCAGAATAGTGCTGGAACTGCGCTTTTAACCGTTAGTTCGGGCGGAACCCTTCACGCAGCAAGATACACAGAAACTGTGGCTAATGCGTTTACCACCACCCTTACGCCATCAACTGGAACATTGACGGTTGACACGTCTACAGGAAATGCTGTACTAGGCACTCTTGCTGCTGCGGTAACAACTTGGGCATTTACAAACGTACCAACTGAAAATAGCAAGGTTACTTCCGTGGCGGCTGTTCTTGTTGGTAATGCATCATACACATATGGAGATGCTTGTTCTGTAAACGGAGTTGCTGTTACTAACGGTATTATGTGGAGCGGAGGAACTGCACCAACGGCAACTGCTGGTACTGATATGATAACATTTGTTATAGTTAAAGACAGTGCCGGAACTATTAAAGTGCTAGGTTCTGCAACAACTAACTTTAGCTAGTATTACACAATAGGAACAGATCATGCCACTTTCATTCGGATTCGGAAAATCTCAGTTTAGTATGAGGGGCACTCACGTTGCAAGAAATATCAACAACATTTGATTTAACTAAAACATATTTTGGATTATAATTCTTGACCAACTAGTTTACTAATTTTGTGCTATATGAAAACCCATCTATACGACATACTTAAAAATTACTCACAGTCTGTTGTAGATGGTTTTTCATTTTCTGGTATGCTCAAGAGCATGGCACTACTGATTGCGGCATTTTTGGCTCCAATAGCTTCCATGGTATTTGCCGTCATTTTTTTGATATTTGTGGATTTAATCACGGGCATCTTAGCATCTTTGAAAGAGAAGAGTCGCATCACCAGCTCGGCAATGTCAAGAACCATAGCAAAAACATTAGTTTACTGCACCGCTATAGTTGTAGCATTCGTATCGCATAAATACTTATTGGTGGGATTTGACTTTCCCGTAGAAAGTATTGTATCGGGTTTCATAGCTCTAACAGAGATGAAATCCATAGTGGAAAACCTGAACAGGATCAGCAAACAATCTGTTCTTAAAGACTTAATACTAATATTTTCCAACGAAAGGGAGAGACGCCTGCCACCGAAGAAGACCAAAAAAGACGAATAGCATCATCGGAATCATATGGCAATATTTGAAATAAATTCTAGTAATACAAATATTGACATTCAAAAACTCAAAAGAGAAATAGAAAGCACAGGCGCTGGAACGGTTATTAGCATTACAACATCCTCTGTTGGTGTTAAAGTTAAAATAGAAGCGCCCGCCCCGCCCAGTTCAGCAATAACATCTTTAATAAACGCACATACCAGCCAAAAAAGAAAAAGAGTGTTGGTTTCTGCTCTTCCAGATGGCAACGGAGCTGCTAGTAACAAAGAGCACGTAGAAAGTGCGGTAACCGGAGTTCTGTCCGACGTGGCCGCTCTGATTAACACCAGGGTTGCGGCCCTGGTTAATTCGGCACCCGTGACACTAGACACCCTGGGCGAATTATCGTCTGCGCTAGGAAGCGATCCAAATTTTGCGACAACTATATCCACTAGAATAGGGTTATCAGAGGCTGCCATAGCAGTCTTACAAGGCGGCACTGCACCTACGTCAAATCTTAATTCACTAACAGATGTTACGATCACGACACCTGTTAATAATCACAGCTTAATATATAATGGTTCAGAGTGGGTAAATTATTCAATGCCAACCGTGGCCATTTCTGGTATCTATGCGGACCTAAACAGTAAGCCTTCTCTTGCAACCGTAGCAACTAGTGGTTCTTATACTGATCTTACTAATAGGCCCGCTCTTGCAACCGTAGCAACTAGTGGTTCTTATACTGATCTTACTAATAGGCCCGCTCTTGCAACCGTAGCAACTAGTGGTTCTTATACTGATCTTACTAATAAGCCTTCTCTTGCAGCCGTAGCAACCAGTGGTTCTTATATTGATCTTACTAATAGGCCCGCTCTTGCAACCGTAGCAACCAGTGGTTCTTATACTGATCTTACTAATAGGCCCGCTCTTGCAACCGTAGCAACCAGTGGTTCTTATACTGATCTTACTAATAAGCCCGCAGAATTTCTGCCAGGGATGATAATGCCCTATGCGGGATCGGTTGCTCCCACTGGTTGGTTAATATGTGATTCCACCACCACCCCCGACAGGAATACCGATGCTGCCCTTTTTGCTGTGATAGGTACTACATACGGACCCGGTAATGGAAGCAGCACGTTTAATGTACCAGACCTTACAAGGCGCTCTCCTACAGGAAAGGGTGCCAGCGACACGTTAGGCGCAAGTGACGGGCTTGCTTATGCTAATAGACTACATACGCATAGCCACACCTCGCCCGCCCATTATCACGATATGACAACTAGTTCGACGCTGTCTACGGATATTGCACACGCACACAACGAGTCGTCGGTAACGGGGACAGTTGGCGGAAACGACGGCACACACGAACACATGCTTAGTATCTACGGTAGGGGAAGTGGCTCCAACGATAGCCTTGCCTTCCTAAATAGGAGCACATCAGCGAGTTCCGCAACGGACTACATCCTGACCAACAGCAAGGCCGCAACTACTCTCTCCGGCCACGGACACGGCCACAACCTTAAGGCGGCTGGGCAAACACTTGATGCATCGGCGACAACGAAACGTACACCAACAGGGAAGATAGGTCTAGTAACAGGGGGGGTCGACGGAGATGTTCAAATGAACACTGGCTACACCAGTATCCCGCATCTTGTGGTAAATTACATAATCAAGCGGTAACGCAACAGTTTACTTGAAACATAAATAGGTATTGTCGCATTGATAGACCCATATTCCAAAAAGAGCATAGAACATTATGGCACAGACACAGAGTTTTATATGCAGGGAAAGACCAGTGGTCATGGGCCTCGATCTGGTCTTACAGAAAACCACGATTAGAATATCTTCTATTCCAAGCCCAAACACAGAGCAGGTGTTCTATAATGGCGTTCTGCAAAATGTTGGTTCTAGTAACGATTATACCATAACAGGGGATACAATAATCCTGAATAGGATACTACTAGCAGACGACATTATACTGGTTAGCTATAACATCGATGTTATTGTAGCCGATCCTGTTGCAGAAGTAACAGCCGAATCAAGCCTTAAAAGCAGAAGGTCATTAGTCCATTGGTGTCTACGCCGACTGGGGGCACCTGTAATTGACATCAACATAGACGACGATCAGGTCGAAGATAGACTAGACGAAGCCTTATTATATTTCAGAGACTATCACTTTGATGGAATAGAAAGAGTATATCTAAAATATCAAATTACCGCATCAAGATTGTCGTTGGAGTCTCCGCACACTGGTACGCTAAACAAGGAAGATACCATAACCGGACAGACCAGTGGTGCTACTGGTGTTGTATATGACAAGTCCTCAGATAACAGGATAATAAGATACAGAACTACGTCCAGTAATGTTTTTATTAAGGGGGAGTTTATACAAATAGGACAAGACATCACTAATACGGCCAAAATACTCAACTCAGATTCGGCAGTTATAGCAGGCGATGTTGATAATCAATATATCAACGTCGGCACAAAAGTAATTTCGGTCACAAATATTCTGCCACAACCTGCCTCTAGCCTTGGCGGAAACTCTGGCGGTATGTTTGATTTTCAATATCAGTTTGCGCTGAACAATATGTTTAACCTGGCCAGCGCCGATCTGGTCACATATCAAGTATACAAGCAGTTTAGTTCACAACTAGAATTCATGTTCAGGGGAGCAAAAGGCATCAGGTTTAATAGAAAAACAGATCGAATACACATAGACATTCAAAATTGGTTAGTAGACCAATATATAATAATCGAAGCCTGGACAGCCTTAGACCCAAATACATATACGGAAATATACACAGACGAATTTGTGCGCGAGTATGCATTTAATCTAATTAAAATGCAGTGGGGAACGAATTTAAAAAAGTTTACTGGTATTCAACTACCCGGCGGCGTTGTACTGAACGGACAACAAATATACGACGAGGCCATCACAGATTTGGAAAAACTAAGAGAAAGAGTCCGAAAAGAATTCGAATTGCCCGCAGATTTTTTGGTAGGATAGATCATGTCTAGTAAATATTTTAATCTGTATCACCAAAAACAAGAGCAGAGCCTTGTAAATGATTTAGTAGAAGAAACTATAAAAATACATTCAATTGATGCAATTTATATACCAAGACAGTCGGGTAAAATTGACCCATTATTTAGAGAGGATGTTCTAGCAAACTATACCGATTACCATCACGTAGAGTTATATATCAAAAATATAGATTCATTTGATGGGGACGCCGACGTATTCAGAAAGTTTGGTTTAGAAATTAAAAATCAAATAACATTAACCATATCACGTAGAAGTTTTGCCAGAGTATTCGGCAAGGAGCAATCTAGACCAAAAGAGGGTGATTTAATTTATATACCATTAAGCATAGCAGATGCATTGTATGAAATCAGGTTTGTTAAGGAAGACACCACCTTTTTCCAACTAGGAGAATTCTATTCATTTGATCTACAATGTGAACAGGCAGCGTTCGAAGACGAGAATATAAAAACTGGTATACCAGAGATCGATTCCATAGGCGACGAAATCTCCCAACAGATCATATTGAATATGGCCGAAATAACTATACTAGACAGCACAAACACACCTGCATACGGTGAAATAATATATCAGGGACCCTCGCTGTCAGCAGCCGTGGCCAAGGGAGCCGTTGTTTCAATTAACCCAGAGGGAGGCACAATAATCATCAAAGACCTGTATGGATCATTCAGCTCTGCAAATGGAACAATACGCGGAACAACCAGTACGTTTGCGGGACTTCTAACAGATGATGATCCGACGGGTTCTGTACAAATAGTAGGCGACTTCGGCGCACAGAATAAGCAATTCGTTGTCATCGACTTCACTGAAAACAATCCATTCTCAGACGATGATGAGGCGTTTTAAATGTTTAACTCACCATTCTATCACTATACATTAAGAAAGGTTGTCGCCAGCTTTGGATCCTTGTTTGCAAGCATATATATTGTAAAGAAAGATAAAGATAATAAAGAAGTTGAAAGACTTAAGGTACCTCTTGCATATGGACCCGCAGAAAGATACCTCATAAGAACAACAGAGGATCCAAACCTTGATAGAAACTATGCTATAAAATTGCCCAGAATGAGTTTTGAAATAAAAAGTCTTGAATATGACTCAAACAGAAAACTAAACACAATACGAAAAAACATACAACCAGTGCCAAATAGTCCTGGATCCGTGATCCGCCAGTATCAGGGGGTGCCGTATAAACTATCCCTAGAGTTATCAATAATTTCCAAATACATAGACGATTCCAATCAAATAATAGAACAGATACTTCCCTGGTTTACCCCTGCTTACACAGTGGCAATAAAAAGCATTCCCAAGATGAACTATCGAGATGATGTGGCAATTACTCTTAATGGTCTATCGCTGCGTGATAACTACGAAGACGACTGGTCAGTAAGACGGGACGTTATATGGGTATTATCGTTTGATGTACAGGTTATGTTCTATGGACCTATATCAGAGAAGCCAGTGATCACACAAGCAATGACAGATATTATTGCGGCAACAGAACTAGAAGAAGACATACAACAACTGGAGCCCGTGGCGCGTATAACAACCAAACCCAGCCCAGATAACGTAACTTACGTAGAAGAATATGGATATATAGATACTATAATTGACACATTAGGAAAAACTGTTATTATCGACGACGAATAAATAAGGGTATGAGCGACATTGATATATTGAAAAAATATGATACCCATGAAAATTTAGTGGCAACAGAGGATGACCTAAAGTCTCTTACGCTGAACAAGCCTGCATCAACAGAGGAGGGGAAGTTACATCCGCAGAACACGGAAGTTACTAAACAGGTTCAATTTGAGAAAAAAGATCTAACAATTGCACCAACGACGGAAGACGAGTTAAACACCGACTATCAATATATTCGCAACAATCTATACACAATCACAGAACGATCTATTGATGCCTTAAATAACCTAGCACAGATAGCAGACCAAAGCCAGCATCCTCGTGCATATGAGGTGGTTGCCTTGTTGGTGAACACTATTGCAAATGCACAGAAAGATCTTCTAGGGATACACACAGCCAGGGTAAAAATAAACGCGATTAATAACAAGAACAATAAGTCTGCCGATGTTGTTAATAATAATCTATTTGTTGGGAACACTGCACAATTAGACGAAATTATTAAAAAAATGACAGGGAAGTCAGATGAGTAAAGACCCACCGCAAATAACACTGGATGCTATTAGAAACTATAAAAACAACCCCAATCTAAAGGGAGTGGGTGTATCTTTCATATTTACTAAAAAGCAAATAGAAGAGCGCGTTAGGTGTACGAATGATCCTGAATATTTTATTGAAACATATCTAAAGATTGTGCATGTAGACAGGGGGTTAGTTCCCTTTAAGTTATATGATTTTCAAAAGACCCTTCTACACGCCTATATTGATAATAGATTCGTAATCGCAAAACTCCCTCGTCAAACAGGTAAATGTGTTGACAAAGATACTATAGTTGTGCTAAGATATAAGAAGAAATATATTATAGAAGTTTCGATAGGCGAATTTTATGAAAGCATTAAAAATGAAGACATCAGTAAATTGCTTGCAGTGTCAAAAACCATTTGTGATGATCACGAAAAGCAAATGTTGCAGTCAACCATGTCAGAAGGAATATCAAAGACAAAAACAACTGAAGCATATGCAAGCAAAGAAAATGGAGCAGAATAAAAATCTTGAAGATGCAGTGGAATGTAGAATTTGTAATTTAAAGTCACACGACTTAACTTCCCACATATCTCGTATACACGGAGGCGTTGAAAGTTATTATGCCACATTTCCTGGGGCGCAGATAAGAAGTGAAAAATATTTGGAGGGACAGTCAGATAGAATAAAGGGAAGTAAGAACCCGGCATATCAACATGGCGGAAGGTTATCGCCGTTCTCTAAGAATTTTATTCATGCTGATGAAATCGACATAACTAAACTATATGAACAAGTAGCCAGTTCAAGAAAACAAAACAATAACGACACGACTTCTCTGGAATATTATACGAGCAGGGGGGAAACACAAGAACAGGGTAAAAAATCTCTATCAAAAAGACAGAGCACCTTCTCACTAAAGAAATGTATCACAAAACACGGCAAGGTAGAAGGCAAAAAGGTTTGGGTGGCAAGACAGGAAAAATGGCAATCAACATTAAACAGTAAACCAATAGAAGAAAGAATACTAATCAACCAGAAAAAAATGAATCCTGATTATTGTATATCTAAGGCCGAAAAGGAGATAGGGGATTTTTTGGTAGAAAGTGGTCTCGTTATAAAAACCCAATATATTATAGATCAAAAAATTTGTTGGATATATGATATTGCGTTTGGGAAAAAGATAATTGAGTATCACGGAGACTATTGGCATTGTAATCCTAAATTTTATCAAGGTGAGTATTTTCACAAAAAATTAAAGATGCAGGCCAGGGAAAAGTGGGCGCATGACCTGAGAAAATCTGAATTTGCAATATCTAGTGGATATCAATATCTAATTATCTGGGAACATGACTATAAAAAAGACCCACAGAAAGCATTGGAGGAGTGCATATGCTTTCTGAAAACGTAGAACGGAAATTTATAGATTCTATATCAATAGAAGATTTTGAGATCCAGACGGATACTGGGTGGCAACCACTTACGACAGTTCACAAAACTATTGAATACACCGAATGGGAACTTATAACATCTTCTGGTAAGAAACTCGTAGCAGCAGATGATCATATTATATTTGACCAAAACTTTGAAGAAATCTTTGTAAAAGATTGTGTGTCGAATGAAACACAAATTCAGACTGAAGCTGGGCTAGAATTAGTTACTTCCTTAATAAAACTAAAAACATCGTCTAATATGTTTGATGTTACTGTGGACTCACCCGACCACAGGCTGTATACAAATGGAATTCTGAGCCACAACTCAACCGTCACAGTGGCGTATATCCTACACGCCGTATTATTTGGACCGATGCAGAACATTGCCATCCTTGCTAATAAAGCCAGCACAGCGAGGGACATTCTTGGTAAATTACAATTAGCATATGAACACATACCACTATGGATGCAACAAGGTATTGTATCATGGAACAAGGGTTCAATCGAGCTTGAAAACGGATCGAAAGTTATGGCTAATGCCACTGCTAGTTCCGCCGCACGAGGCAGCTCGTACAATCTTTTATTTCTTGATGAATTTGCCTTCGTCCCGAAGAATATAGCAGAAGAATTTATCACTTCCGTATATCCCACTATCAGTTCAGGAACCACAACAAAGGTTATTATAGTATCTACACCAAACGGAATGAACCTGTTCTACAAGTACTGGACAGATGCGATCAATAAAAGAAACCTTTACGTCCCTATTGAGGCGCACTGGTCGGTGGTTCCTGGTAGGGACGCTGCGTGGGCTGCCGATCAGATTAAGCAACTTGGCGAGGATAAATTCGCACAAGAGTTTGGGACAGAATTCCATGGTTCATCAGGAACCCTTGTCAGTTCATCAAAACTGGGAACTATGGCGTGGCTACCACCGGTTGAGAAAATAGGTGATCTGTCCATATATGAACGACCGATAAACGAACACATATATGTATTATCAGCAGATACATCAGAGGGGCAGAGTCTGGACTACTCTGCCTTCGTGGTGGTAGACTGTACACAGGTTCCATACAAGGTTGTGGCAAAATACTACAACAACGCAATAGAGCCTATGTTGTTTCCAAACGTAATATATAACGTGGCACAGACTTATAATAGCGCACATGTGTTGATAGAGACCAACAGTATTGGTCTGCAAGTGGCACAAATATTACACGAGGATTTGGAATACGAAAGGCTGTTCTCCACCACAAACATGGGGAGGGGGGGACAAAAAATATCAGCCGGATTCAAGAAAAACTCCAAATTGGGGGTAAAAACCACTACCCAAATTAAGTCTATTGGGTGTTCCAATCTTAAGTCCCTTATAGAGAATGATAAGCTTCTCATACAAGATTTCGACATCATATCAGAGCTAACCTCCTTTGTCTCCTCCTATTCTAGCTTTGCCGCCGAGCCTGGGTGTCACGACGACCTTGTTATGAGCTTGGTTCTATTCTCTTGGTTGACTGGCCAGACCCTGTTCAAAGAGCTTACCGACACCGACGCCAGGCGTAGATTATACGATGAAAAGGTCAAAAACATAGAAGACCAAATACTTCCCTTTGGATACATAAATGATGGTTCCCCCCAGATATTGTTCGTGGATAGCGACGGAACCCAGTGGCACACGGTAAACATGGAAGGCGAGGGGGAAGACCCAGATGATCAATTTGGGGACTTTTAGTGATTATTACAAGATCGCCATTTTTATAAATAAGTCATGCAATAGACCTGAATATATCAAAGCTGCCCACTGAACGGCACTGATATAACTCGATTTTTTAAGACAAGGAGAAACAAGATGGCATTTCAAGTATCACCTGGGGTATTAGTCACGGAAAAAGACCTTACAACCGTGATTCCTGCAATTTCTGTTTCTATCGGGGGTCTGACTGGGTTCTTTAAGTGGGGACCAGTAGACGACGTAGCCCTAGTTAGCACAGAAAATAACCTAGTTCAAAGATTTGGAAAGCCCGATCCAAAGTCGGCCTCGACGTTTTTCACCGCAGCGAACTTCCTCTCATATGGAATAAGACTCAAATTAGTAAGGGTTGTTGGTGAACTTGCAAAGAATGCAAAGGCCGTAGGCACAACAGCACCGTTGGTAAAAAACGACAGCGACTATGCAACGCAGGTAGGAACCTCCTCCCTTGCCGGTAGAATTATGATTGCCAAATATCCAGGGGATCTTGGAAATTCTCTGCGGGTTGCTATGTGTACTAGCGCAGAAGCATATAAGAAAACCTTATCAACAACTGTTGTTGGATCTAGAGGTTCTGATCAATTAACAGCAGGAGATGACGTTGAAACCGAGGTTGCAGTGGGTAGCACGGTTAGAGATCCTATAACAGGCCAGCAGAGGGTGGTAATTGCAGTCGAAGAAGATACTATAACACTGGATAGAACATTGGACAAAGATATTATTTTAGGCTCCGGTGCTCTGGTGGTTAAATGGGAGTTTGCAGATCTTGTTGGGGTTTCTCCTGGAACATCTTCACATGCTGCTAGTCTAGGGGGATCAAACGATGAAATACATATCGTAGTAGTTGATACCACAGGAAAAATTAGCGGAGCACCAGGAACAATTCTAGAAAGATATGCAGGTCTATCAAAGGGAAGCGATGCAAAGAGAGAGGACAATTCCTCGAACTATTACGCAACCGTTCTCAATAACTCATCCCAGTATATTAGATTTGCCTCGCATGTAGGGTCGGCTGTTTGGGGCACAGAGGTATTAAACAAAAACTTTAGCAACACATCGGTAGATTCGGCTTCGCACAACTACACACTAACAGGTGGGGTAGATCATAACGCAGAGGGCAACGACACATCACTGGATAATAATATCATGGATGGGTATGACCTATTCAAGGACGCCGACTCTGTTGATGTATCTTTTATACTAACGGGCGAGGTTTCTGCGGCAGTTTCACAATATGTTGTAAATAATATATGCGAAACGCGCAAGGATTGTGTTGCTTTTATTTCGCCACCAAAAGATAGCGTGGTTTCTAATAAAAACAACGAGGTTGAGGATATTAAGGCATACCGAAATGCACTACAACTCAATACTTCCTATGCATTTCTTGATAGTGGGTGGAAGTACCAATATGACCGATATAATGACATGTTCCGATGGGTTCCACTAAACGGTGATATTGCTGGTCTTTGTGCCCGCACAGATGATACCAACGATCCTTGGTGGTCACCCGCTGGATATAACAGAGGCGTTATTAAAAACGTGGTCAAGCTTGCATGGAGTCCATCCAAGTTTGAGAGAGATGAGCTATATGTCAATGGAATCAATCCTGTTATAACAACTCCTGGCCAAGGAACTGTGTTATTTGGTGATAAAACTCTGTTGGCAAAACCAAGTGCGTTTGATCGTCTAAACGTTAGGCGTCTGTTCATCATTCTGGAAAAATCTATTGCACAGGCAGCTAGGTTCACTTTGTTCGAATTTAACGATTCGTTCACCAGGGAGCAGTTTAAAAACCTCGTTGAGCCGTTCTTGCGATCAGTGAAAGCAAGAAGGGGAATCTATGACTTCCGTGTTGTCTGCGACGAGACCAATAACACATCAGAGGTTATCGATGCCAATAACTTCATAGGTGACATCTATATTAAACCAGCACGATCTATTAATACAATTCAACTAAACTTTGTTGCAGTAAGAACAGGGGTTGAGTTCTCTGAAATAGTTGGAAAGGTTGGATAAATAATACAAGATTTTAACTAAGGAGAGAATACATGTCATTTAATATAACGGATTTTAAGACCAGGTTGCGCGGAGGTGGTGCTAGACCATCATTATTTGAAGTTACATTGGGGTTTCCAGATGACGTGGAAGGATCGTCCGAAATTTTTCGTTTTATGTGTAAGGCATCCTCCATTCCTGCTAGTACGGTGGCTCCAATCGAGGTTCCATATTTTGGTAGAAAGGTAAAATTTGCTGGAAATAGAACCTTCCCTGAGTGGACAGTGACCATTATCAACGACGAGAATTTCAAGGTTCGACGAGGATTCGAGCGCTGGATGTCAAGAATCAACTCACATGAAACCAACGTTAGAACACTAACAGAAAGAATCAACCTATCGGGGTATCAAGCAACTGGAACCGTTAGACAATTTGGAAAAACTGGGGGACAGGCTGTATTGGCAGAGTATACTTTTGCTAACGTGTTTCCATCCGAGATTTCTCCAATTGAATTAAACTGGAGTTCTGAGAACGAAATCGAGGAATTTACCGTAACCCTGCAATATGACTATTGGAAGGGCGGCGGAGAGAGCGATGGTATCATCGGCGGTGGTGGCGGTCTTATACCAGTATAAAACACACTAATATCAGAGCTATAAATAACAGTGATGCCCCTCTTCTTTAGAGGGGATATACTGCTTGTGTGATGATATTAGGAACTATACTATGGCATTTGAATTATTTGGTTGGCAGCTAAAAAAATCCAAAGAAGAACTGAAAAAAGCAGATTCGTTTGTTCTCCCAGAAAATCAAGATGGGGCAATAAACGTCGAGGGACCCGCTGGTGCATACGGCGCATACGTAGATTTTGACGGCACCATAAAAAACGAGTTTGAGCTTGTTACTCGATATAGAGAACTATCATTACTACCAGACGTTGATTTTGCAATTGATGATATTGTAAATGAAATGATTGTTATGGATGGCAACGAGGATGCCGTAAAATTAAACTTAGAGCAAGTAAAGCTTAGTCGCTCAGTTAAAACAAAAATTGAAGAAGAATTTAAAAACATACTCACGCTCCTTGACTGGAGCAACCAGGCATACGAGATTGTAAAGAAGTGGTATATTGACGGGCGTCTATATTATCACGTCGTATTAGACACAAACACAAAAAATAAAGGAATATTAGAACTTAGA